AATTCATAGAAGCTAACATGTCGTCCATTGCTAGCGAAGTAGCTCTGTTTACAAACATCATATTTTCTTCAATAGCACCTTGCTTGTCAAACTCAGCTAGGATAGCGTCGAATTCAGCTAAATCAGTAGCAGCGTTAACACCAGTAACACCTGAAGTTAAGTTACCTCTATCTTCGATAGCAGCGAACAAACCTTCAGTACCAACCCCGTTAGTTCCATCAGCTCCATATAAAGCGTCATCAACTCCTGAAGCAGGGCTATCAGCTCTATTAATCTCACCTTCAAGCATCGCCATTTCTAAGTAATCATTGAAACGTGCTCTTGTGTCAGCCTCAGCTTTTAAGTACCACATGTATCCAGAAGCACCATCCTCAGAAGCAACTTCAACCCAACCAACTCTAGAAGCATCAGAACCTGAAACTTCGTAGTAATCTTTCATGATAATTGGTTTGTTAGAAAAAGTTTTAAAGTCTGGCTCGTTAGCACCCCTTGACTGTACAGTGCTGTCGTCAGCGTTGTTGTAACCAACACCTTTAGCGTACTCAGAACCATAAACTAATATAGTTGTAGCTAAGTTAGTTGTAAGTGCTGCAATCGCAACACCATCATAAGGAGCTACAGTAACGTCAGCGCCTGAAACCCCTGTAACTAAAGCTTTTACAGTTACGTTAGCGTTTGATACAATAACTGTATCGTTTAATCTAATACCGTGAGTTGTCATACCAGCTTCAACGATAGTTGCGCTAGAACCAAAGTTCCCGTCAATATCAGATTGAATAGTTATAACGTTCTCCGCGTCGATATCACCTTTGTAAGAAAGGTGTAATCTACCTTGCTCCGACCAAATAACCTGGTCAGCAGTCATAGATTCTTCAGCTCCAACTTGTGAAAGAAATCCTGAAATAGTTCTCGGTCCGAAAACTTCAGCTTCTTTTTCCATTAGATCTGGTACATATTGTTGTGCCCAACCACCAGAACCATTAAGGTCTAGATAGTTAGTTGATAGTGTTTGCTGTATTGGAGCTGGAACACTATTCAAATTATCTCCTGCAGTAATTGCCATAATTTATTTTTTTTAAATTGTTATTTGTTTTTGTTTTTAATTTTAAACTTAAAATCAGAAGAACTTTCACCTAAAACTTTTACTTTTATTCCACCTGCTTCTACAACGCCATGACTCTGCCTTGGTGTCATATCTACATTTTTAGATTTAGCAATGCTTTCTTTCATAGCATCTACCTTGCCTTGTTCATAAAAGTGTTTCGCAACAGCGTCGGCGTTCATAGCCGTGTGAAGAGCCTTGTGATATCCCTTAGCGTCTTTTAAAGCTGAATTTTTATCCAAAAACTTTTTGGTAAAATTGTTTATATTACTTTGGGTAACTTTAGTTTCTTCAACGTTGTTTACATTAAAACGATATTTTTTATCACCGACGTTATATTCAAAACCTTTGAACTTGTCGTTAAAAACTTCATTAGTTTTTTTAGTAAAAATATCACTATTAGTTTTAAATGCTTTTTGATTTACTTCTGCTTCTTTGTTGTATCTATTAAAAAAATCAATTGCTTTCTGCTGCTCATTAGTTAGCTTGCTTCCGGCTTTGATTTCGTTATAGTATCTAGACTTCTGTCCGTCTAGGTGGACTCTAGCGTTGGCAACTTGCTCTTTTAACGCTAATTTTTTTCTTCGTACATCTCTTTCTTCGTCTACTTCTTCGTCGTAAGAGAACGAGTCTTCCATAAGGAAGTTAATTTCTTCGTTGTTTAAGTGTGGTTTCGTTTGCTTGTAGTATTCATATAGTAAATTATTATCGTCTAGTTTACTATAATCTTGATTAAGCTTAACATAATCACCTAGATCTCCACCTGTTTCCTCCATAAAATTCATTAATTTCTGGATGTTTTCTGGTAGTGGAGCCCCAGTGGCTTGAGCTTCTTCCACTGCTTCTTCAACTTGTTCTTCTACCTTAGCAACTTCTTCTTCTGTAGAATCTTCAGTTATTTCTTCTAATGTTGGAGCTTCTTGTGTTTCTGCTTCCGGTTGTACTTCTTTTTGTTCTTGTGTGGACTCGGCATTTTCAGACTCTGCAACCACTCCCTCGTTGTTAGTGTTATCTTCTTTAGTTTCATTTTCTTCTACTGGTTTTTCTGGTTTATTTAAATCTATCTTAGTTATTGTTTCTTCAATAACATCAGATTTTTTTTTCATTTTTTCTTTAACCTTGGTAACGTTACCTTTGGTTTCGTTTGCACTAGGTTGTTGTTCCTTTTTTTCTTTTACTTTTAGTGAACCAGTTTCGTTATCCACGACTGGCTTTTCTTTTGTCTTTGCCATAATATAATATAATAATAGTTAATAAATTTACACACCTAAATTAAATCCGCCTAGCACATCATTACCTGATGACTCAAAGTTTTTAGGTGGTTTTTGGTTTTCTTTTTGATCAAGCAGTTCTGATTGTTGAGTTGCTTGCATTTTTGTTCTACTGTCTTTACGATTTTCAGTTAACAATTGAGTTGCTGATTTAGTTTTAGCTTCTAATTGCTTTAACTGCATGTTGTACTGAAACTCTTGTTGCATTAAATCTTTTTTAATTTGAGCTTCTTGTTGTAACAACTGCGCTTTGCCTTGTGTTCTAATTTCTTCTAATTGTCTTTGCGTTTTCATTATCGCTGTCTGCTTGTCTATATCAGCTTTAGCCGCAGCAGTCGAAGCTTCCGCTTGAGCCCTTCCTTGCGCTTCAGTTTGTTGTAATTGGTTTCTTTGATCTTCTTCTCCTTTCTTTTTTCTACGTAATTTTAATAATTGATTTGATAATTTTACGTTTTTAATAGCTCTTAAATCAATAGCGTCTTCTAACTCTATACTTTGTTGAGATAGCGCCGTTTGTATGTTTTGTTCTAGTAGTTGTTTTTCCTCTTCATCAGGCTCAAGCTCTAGAAAAATACCAAAATCGTATAAATGTAAATTTGACATTTCTTCTAACGTAGCAACATTGTGAGCGCCTATTGATTCTATAAAAGCATTTTTAGTAGGAGAATATTCTAAAATATCTGATATTCTTAACGATAATTGCTCTGCTATTTCAGCCGTTAAAAACATTCCGCTTTGTAATATATGTCTTGTTGCTGTATTACTATTTGCAGCTGCCATTTTCTGTACACCAACTAATGATCTTTCTGCGGGAGTAGAACCGTCAGTAGCCTCATTTAATCCAGTTACATCTCTAATCATTTGTAAATAATAATTATAAGTGTTTACTAGTCCTTGCATTTTGTTACTAGCACCCATACCATTATTAAGCTCTTGTATAGGTATTTTACCTGGATTGCCATCTCCTTCTTGAGTATAAGATCTACCTATTATACTACCAGTTTGAAAGAACATGTTAAGCGCTTCTTGTGGGTTATAATTAGTTCCATTGCCTAAATCAACTTCAGCCAAACCATCTACATCTAAAAACACTCCATCTGGAGTCATTCTTGACATTACTTGTTGAATTTTTAAATGAGTTAATTGAATCATGTCAGCAAACCCAGTTATACGGTTTACTAAAGAGTCAATTCTACCTTCATACATTCTAGGTGCTACCATTGCGTAATTCATTTTGACCTTAGTGTAATCACTTTTAGGACGCATCATATTAGAAGCTTTTTCCCATTTTATAAGTTGATCAGTTCCTAAGATTAAAACACCTTCATACAAACACTCTACAGATCTTTGTAATTTTTCATATCTATCATCTTCAGGTGGATTAAAAGAATCGTCTTTTTTAATTATTTTATCAGCCCCAGTAAATGATTTTTTCTTTTTATATACTTCATTCATATATGTTTTATAATTAAAATATAAAACATCAACTTTGTTATTATCAGATTCTTTGTTAGAAATATGGCCGTAATAATTTGTAAAACCATTATAATTATTTTTTGATATTTCTTCTAACTTGTCATGATCTAAATAAGGAAATTGTTTTTTTAATTCATTAATAGGTATTGATTTTACCTCACCAATGTAATATATATCATCAAAAAACGGGGAGTCAGTATGAGAATACACTAAGTTTGCTGGGTCAACGTAATCTATAACAACGCCTTCAGATCTATTAAAAGATGTTTTAACAGCACCAACGCCTAATACAACTAAATCTTGATAAAATCTTCTTTTTATTAAATCATATTGATTACCACGTAGTAACATGTTTATAGCTTGCTCTTCAGCTAGCTCTATAGCCTGCTTATAATTAAGCTGCATATGTAAAGATAATTCTTCCTCAGTTGCTGGTAACTCTTCTATATCGCTTTCTTTAGTATCTATAGCAAAGCTATCTTTACAAAACTTGTTAAACTCTTTCATCTTCATATCCTTTTGGATATTTTTCATATATTGAGTTCTTTTAACAACCCCAAAAGGATCTTGCGAATAAGCTTTTATATCATACAATCTTTCAGCTATACCGTTAACAACAATATCAACAAATTTAGAAATAATAGGAACAGGTGTCCAGTCTAAATTAAGATAGGACAAATCACCATTTATAGATAATTCATCCTTATATTTTTGTACTGATTGCTCACCTCTAGAATACAATCTTAATTTATGGTACTTTGATACATTACCACGGAATCTACCACCTTCATTAGTTCCATATGATTTTGAAAACCACTCGTGTTGAATAGCTTTTGCAACTTTCAAACCATAATCGTAACTCATTTTTTCTAAATCACTAACTACTTGACTTGGAAAATGTCTATTTATAACTGATTCCGCCATTTTTAATTTTTAATTATTCTACTCATACTTCCCTTTTGATTATATTTAGCAAACGCTATTTCTACTGGCTTTCTTTCTATTTTAGCATTTGGAGCATACAAGTGTCTATTACAAGCCATTATAGCTAAACCAGAACTTATTGTTGCATCATATTTTGTTCTTTTGGTTATGTCAAATCTAGACCAATCATTCAGAGTTGTGTTAAAATACATGTTACCATATTCCCCATCATTTAAATGTCCTATATGATCTTGTATATACATTTCAATAGCTGCTGCGTGAGCTTGCTTTATATCTTCACTTGAATTAGGTATGCCACCAACTTCTTTTTCCGCTACAGACAATTTGTTCCATACTTTATCGGGGCGATTCATACTAAAACCTCTATAACCTCTACGTCTTAAATAGTATAAAAGTCTTGGTTTATTATTCTCAGCAAGTATTGGCATTCCATAAAATACTATAGCCATTAACATGTCTTCAAAAAACATTTCCGCCGTTGGTGGTCTAGATAAATATTCCAAAAAGAAAGTATTAGCCGGAGCATCCTCCATACTAAATTTAGTTAACCCGTGTAACGCTCCTTTCGATCCTTGACCATCTACAGTTCCTGATATATCGTAACTGTCGCAACCAAACGCTCCCATATGCTCGTTGCCGGGGTATTTAATACCATTTTTAAGTATCATTCTATTTTGTAAATTAGTTGGTGGTACCCAACTAACTTTAAATCTACCTTTTGGATCTGGATAGAATATTACCTGTGTGTCTTTAATACCACCAGCCCATTGAAAATTACCTGTTGTAATCCCTAGTGTTCTAGACATTTCTTCGTTATAATCTATCTGTTCGTATATTTTTATTAAATTAAATATACTTCCACTAGCTTCATCTCTAAACGCGTGTTCGGTTGTTTTAGGAAATTGTCTATAAAACTCGTTTAAAGCATCTTGATCTGATTTTAAACCATCAGCTTCATTTTGCCAATGTTCTATTATGCCATAATCTATTAGTTCACCGTCTGGTCCGATAACATCATCGTTTGGATTATCAAATACTGGATATCCGAACTCATCAATAAATCCTTCGTAGTTCCACTCCATTGGGATAAATAAAGAATATAAACCAGATTTTGTTTGTCCATTACGATTTCTTGAGTTGACGTCTGAAGCATTATATAGTTTTTTAAAATTATCACCACCTTTATCTAAAGCGTTTGAAGTACTACCCATCATGCACTTACCAACAATTCTACTACCCAACCTTAAACAGGTTTTTGTAACTCTCCAGTTATTTAATATATTATCGGGTCTTTCCCATTTACCACTTTCATCGTGTACTAATAAGTTTAACTTTTCACCGTCATAACTATTATCACCAGTGTTCTTCCAATCAATAGTGGTATCTAATCCTTTTAAATCTTCTAACTTTTCGTTAGCTGTTATTTTTTTACGAGTAAACTTACTAGCCGGAACTCTATATGCTAACTCTGTTTTAGGTCGATCCATAC